TTAAAAAAGAAACTGCTGATTTACTTTTCATCATTAAAAATTATCACAGTTATTAATTAACCAGTTCTCAAATTCTTTTTTTATTTGGTCTAAATCAAAATCTAAAGATAAAATTTGTTTTTCTCTTGGATTATAAAAATCACTACAATCATCTGACATTAATAATAATTCGTTTGCGAAATCTTCTTTTGAAATTGTGTTTAAGTTTATCATATTGTTATTGTTTTTTGTTGGTACAAAGATTAGATAAACTTTTTTAATAAAAAACTTATATACTATTGTATTTTAATTATTAATTCAGTATAGAAAGCGTTTCATTATGATCTAACTTTCTGACAAAACTATCAGTATAATCAAATTCAAAACCAAAAAAACTATCATCTGAATACTTAAAAATATAAAAGTAATGGTTTTTATACTCTTTGTTTAAATACTTTGCTGGTATCTTTAAATTAGCTTTTATAGCACTTAAACGAAACTCCCGACCGAGTGGTGATGTTTGGATTCTATTGTCTAGGTAGATTTTTGTTTCTTTTATTTTAATGTAGTTTTTCATAATCCAAATACTAATAAACCAGCGTCTCTAGTTTCCTGGTTAGTTCTACCTTTATACCCTGTTATTTTCTCAAATACTTCTTTATTAACCTTTGATTTTGTCGGGCGGTGCAATTGGTATTCAACTCCTAAATAGTCGCACATTTCAATAATCTTAAATCCTACTTCGTGGTTCCTACCAACATGCTCGCCAATTTTACCATTTACGTTTTTGTTAGTTCCTACAACGTGAAAGTTTGATTTGTTAAGCCAACCCGCATCAATAATAACCGTAATATTATAACGTATTTTTAATTGTTTTAGCGCATCTAACAACTTAAAAAAAGTAAGGTTTTCAAGTTCTATTTTTTTGCTTTCCTTGTACCAAAACCCGACGCCATTCTTTGATACGTCTGGATCCACTCCAATAAATAACTTTTGCATTAAAATAAAATTTCTTGTTTAACTGATTTATTTATAAATCGTTTGCTAGCTTCTTTTAAGTTTAAATTAGCTTGTTTAAAATAACTATCTTTTAATTCAATACCTATAGCTTTACGACCCATTGAAACAGGACTATAAACTTCGCTACCAACTCCCATAAAAGGAGTTAAAACAACCTCGCCAGGATTTGAATATAATTCTATAATACGATCAATAACGTCTAATTGCAAAGGGTGTACATGTTTTTCGTCATCTTCTTCTTTACTATCACGAAATGGTAAAACATTATCTATTCTAATATCATCCCAAACACTAGAAGCATAACGCTGCCATATGTAATGATTTAATTTAGTTATTTTATCATCTTCGTTAATATTGTTTAAATGCTCCCATAATTCGACCTCGTTTAAGTTTGAATTATTTGCATTATTCCAAGCTCTTAAAATGTTAGGTAAAATTGGCACTTCTCCAGCATAATGATTAATTCCAAATTGATGAGTTACTGGTACTTTGTTTTCGCCTTTTTTAGTAAATATTAAAACGTAATCTGGCATAGCTGTAAAACACTTTGTACTATCCTCAACAATAAACTTGTGCATTAAAGATTGTACCATTGTTCTCATTCTAACTTTTAATGGCTCTTTCCAAATTGTAATACGATTACGATATTCAAAACCATACTTTTGATGTATGCGTATTATTTCGTTTGGGAAGTCCCAAAGCCGACAAGTGTTATCAAAAACGTCTGTAGCGTGTACCGCTGTAATTCGTCCAGGCTTTGTAACCCTTGCAATTTCTTTTACTAAAAATTCGTATTGCTCTAAAAATTGCTCTTTGCTTTCGCAGTTTGACATATCGTGTTCGCTTGAGCTGTAATTGTATAATCCAGCAAAAGGCGGACTATAAACTGATAAATCAATACTTTCATTGTCTAGTGTTGGTAATACTAGCATACAATCACTATTATAGATTGCGTAATTTTCTGTAACTATTTGATCCTTTACTTTATTTTCCATTTTATAAAAATTTTGGTTTGATTATTTCTTTGTTAAATTCTTTTGTTTTATGCTCAAAACTACGGTTTACGTTTTCTGTTAAATTTTTATGTAGTTCAATTGCTTTTTGTGTTTTTTGTTGCAGGGCTTCTAAAACTCTAGTTTGTCCGTCTGAAATTACCATATCGATAACAACATCGTTTTTTTGTCCGAACCTCCAGAAACGTCTTATAGCTTGGTAATATTGTTCATAGCTCCACGTTGGAAAAAATACAGAATGATTACAGTGTTGCCAGTTTAACCCCATAGACGTCATTTTTGCCTTTGTTATTAAACGTTCTATTTCACCATTTGCAAAAGCCAAAAGTATTTCCTCTTTTTTATCTATTGATTGGCTACCTATAATTTCAACAGCATTTTTATCATTTTCTTTTAAAATACTACTTTCATTATTTGTATTACACCAATAAACCGAAGTTTTACCATTTACTAATTCAATAGCCTTTTCGCATCTTTTTTCTTCCGTTTGTTTTTGCTCGTGTCTTACTTCTGTCATTGACTTTGCAATAGGCGTAAACATTTGTATTTGTCCGTTTACATCTATTAAAGATTGATTTTCTACAACGTGCTTATTAATAAATAATTTAGGCAAATTATATCTGTCGTTTGAAAAACCTAAATCGCTAGGCATCTTTGCCATAATTGACCATTGATTAACCCACGAAAAGAAATCCTTTTCAGCGTGTGGTTTTAAATAAAACTTTTCGCCAATATTTCGGTTATTACTGTCTACGCTATTTTGATTGTTTTTAAAAAACTTTCCTAGCATATCCATATATCCCATATAACCCAAAGCCTCAGAGCTTGTACCTAATTCAATAAAATCATTAGGACTTGGAGTTGCTGTACTTAAAAAACGATAAGGTATTTTCTTTACAAAACTTGTAACCTCTTGTTTAATTTTACCATCAAAGTTTTTAAGAATAGAACTTTCATCTAAAATAACACCTACAAAATCATTTTCATTAAAATAGTGTAATCGCTCATAATTACAAATAACTATTTTTTTAGTGTGCTTTCCGTCTTTTGAATATTCAACATCGTCAATACCTAACTTTTCAGCTTCTAAAACAAATTGAAAAGCAACCGCTAAAGGGGTTAATATTAAAACTTTTTTATTTGTGTGGTTTACAATGTTTTTGGCTATTGATAACTGAACTAATGTTTTACCTAGTCCAGTATCTAAAAATACCGCAATACGACCTTTTCGTACCGCTGTTTCAATAACGCTCTTTTGAAAGTCAAAAGCTATATCTGGAATATAGTTTGCTTTAAATCCAAAATTACCTATTGAATGCTTCTTTTGTTCTAAGAAGTTTAAGTAATCATTCATATTATTTTTATTTATTGGTTATGGTGCAAATGTATACTCAACTTTTTTTAAAATATATTTTTTTATTTAAAAAGATATTTGTATTTAGGATTTTTATAAATTTAAAGTTAAGTCATCGTTTGGGCTTGGCAAGGTAACGTTAAAATATTCCTGAGTAAAATTATTTATTTCAGCTATAAAATCCATAAACTGCGATGTGCTTAATTCAGTAGTTGATTTTATACGTTCCACTACTTCTCCAGTAGCCTCATTTATAAATAAAGTTTCTTTTAAGAATTTTAGTTTTATTAAATCGTGTACTGATTCATCGTTTAAGATATGTCCCGCTTCTTTTAAGCAACTTTTTACGATTTGGAGTATTACACCATAGTAAAAACGATTTTGTTGATTAGAACGTTGTTTTTTAGCTTTTTCAATTGTAATACTTATTTCTTTACCTTCAAAACTTTGTATTGCATCAATCAAAAGATTTCTATTTCGGTTTAACTTGCCGTTTAATACTTTGCTTCTTATTTGTATTTTCATTTTAAAATGGTACGCTTAAATTTTTAGGTAAATCTTTTTTTGTCAAAGCCATTTCATAAGGTAACCAATCTTTGTTTACTCCAAAAGTTACATCTTCAAAATCAATGTTTCTGGAATACTCGCATTTTACAATAGTTCCATTATCTAATTTTTCTACAAAAACAACCGTTTCCGCTTTTTTCAAAATAGAACTACCAATATGCCCAACTGGTTTCGCAGATCCAAAATTCTTATGCAAAATTCCTGTTATGTGCATTTTACCAATTGCAGACCAATTTAAAAGCTTTTCTGTTAATCCTGTCGATTGTTCTAAACTATTAAAATCCGTAATTAAATCTACAAATCCATCTATTGACATTAAACCTATTCGGTCTTTAAATTCGCTTTCAAATACAATCCAATCTATAAATTGAAAACGCTCAAAAGGTGTATATTGTCTTAATGAAAATGTATAATAATTATTAACTGGTGTTTCTACTAAATCTAAAACACGTCTTTGTACTCTTTGAGTATGAAAGTGTGATTGCTCAGTATCAAATGAAATAACTACTTTGTCTTTTGTATTGTGAGAATTGAAAGATGGTAAGAATTTTTTTGAATTACCTCCTAAATAACTAGCTTCAATCATTGATTTAAAAAAAGTTTTTCCTGATTTTGAAGCTCCTACAATACAACTAAAGTCACCATATGATCCAAAAGGTATTGGATAACTGTTTCCTTTGTAATCAGAATATCCAATTGAAATAGCAACAGGTTGCGGTTTTATAACTTCAGCAGGGTCGATATAAGAATTTAAATAAATAGAATTAAAATCAATTAAATCGCTTTTAATTTCATTTGTTTCTGGAATGATTATTTTTTCAAACATTTTTGTAATGATTTAGAATTAAATTAAAATTAAATTCAAAGTTTTGTATAACGTGATCCATTTGCCACGTTTCAATAGATTCCTTTAAAACTTCTTCGCTTGGAATACCATCTTTATAAATTTGAGTTAATTCGTGCATATCTAACATACTTTTTAACGCTTGTAAATGATATTCAATTGGTAAGGATAGAATATCAGCATTAATTTTTTTGGAGGCGAAATTTACATTTTTATAATGATTTAAAAACTCTTTTAACACAAAACAAAACATTTTAGCTAGCAATAGATTTTCTTTAATTACTTTTTTGTTTGATAAATTAACAAACTCGATTATTTCATTTAGTGCCTCAGCATCGTTTTTATTTGGCTTATTTTGTTTTGCTATTGTAAAACTCAAACGTTTAATTGATTCTGAAAGTATCATAATTTATCTTCTTTTTTAGGTTTAAATTCTGGTAACTTAGAACTCATTACTAATTTAGTTATTTGCTTTCTTAGTGTTTCAGTTGATAAAATGTTTGTTTTCCAAAACTCACCACGTGGTGAATTTAAATATGCATAAACCTCTCTTAAATTTTCAATAGTACATTCGTTGTTTTTTATCATTAACCTAATTGGATTTACGTACTTTTTAAAAGTTGCGTTATCCTGATCCTTTGTAGGTGCGTTTTTTTCTTTTAGGTTTTTAATAAATAGTTGTTGAAAATTATAAGCTATTTCATAAAATTGTTTAAAATCATCATCAACGTCTGAAATTTTAATTTCTGACAAAAGAAAATCTTTCAAGTCTTTTTCTTCTTCTTCTTCTTCTTCTTCTTCTTCTTGCGATAGAGTATCTATACTGTTTAGATACTCTATTAATATAGTATTTTTAACTTGCTTAAGTTCTGATTCTATGCACTTTAAAACTTTTGGAGAACTTGAATAGTTATATTTTACCCAATTTTTAATTGCTATTTCATTTGTTGTTTCAGAATATTGAATTTTACCAATTCTTATAAAGTATTCTAACTGTTTAGATACTGTATCTATATTGCATCCTAAATCAAATGAAATTTGTCTTTTAGATATTTCATAAATTCCGCACTGCTTTGTCCTTTCATTTGTTAATAGGTACAAATAAAATAGCTTTTTATCATTTGGTAGCTCACTTGTAAAAGAGTCACTCCAAAAAGTAACATGTATTTTTCTAAAAATAGCCATAATTAAAAACCTTTATTAATTAAATCATAACCACTTTCTATTTTAAAATTTATTCCATCTATATTATAATTAAATGAAAAATTCATAACACTATTTAAAGTATTGTATGATTCATTTTCTAATAAATCAGTTAAAAAAATATAATCGCTAATTATATCTATTTCTTTAGCACATAAAACAATATTTAATTTATAACTTATATTTGGTCGTTTTTCATCTAAATAACTTGATATTCCTTTACAATATCTTAATGCTTGTAAAAATGCTGATATTCCAGCTTTTTCTTTTTTAAGTTCATAAACAGTTATATCAAAATAACGACTATTATTTTCACCTAGCATTTTTTGATAAGTAACTAAGTCAGCAATTCCATAATTGCCAATTTTTAATTGTCTTAATTTTTTACCATAAATCCAAAGCCCTTTTTCTTGTAGTTTTTTATTATCTGATTCCCAAATAATGTTTTCTAAATCTTTTTCTAAAAATTTCATACTTTCCGTATTTTAAATGATTAAACCCTATAAAGTCAGCTTAATGTGAGATTTAGCTTTCCTTATAGGGTTTATGTAATATTTTCGGTTTGCAATAAATCTCACTAAATTGCTTTTACAAATATAAAAAAAATTTCAATATAAAAAACAGGTTATAAAAAATTATTTTTATTTAATTCTTTTTCATAAGCAAAACTTGCTTTTGTTTCACAAATAAAACTTCCTAAATATTTTAATTTTTTATTTATAACTATCATAGATTGCCATTTTTTATCTTTTTTATGCCATGAAACACCTGTATATTTAGAAGAAGATTTTAAATGCTTTTTATTTGTGTTTTCTCTTTGTGTTATAACTTCTAAATTTTCAACTCTATTATCTAATCTATTAAAATTAATATGATTTACAACTAATTTATGCTTACAAGGAATATGATTTAAAAAAACAATAGCTACCAATTGATGAACTAAAAATTTTTTACTTAAACCATTTTTATTTAAATCTATCATATAATAAGTTCCTGATAAATAGTTTTTTAATAACTTTTCTTTTTTTGACTTATTATTGCCTAAAGATTTAATATTTCCTAAATTACTTACTTGATATAATCCTTCATACCCAATAATGTCTTTCCAAATTTCTTTCATGATATTTTGCGTTTAAATTATGCGTTTAAAAAAGTAATGCGGAAATCGTAAACGCTTTGACTTTCAAAAGGCTAATTACCTCCTTTCTATCCGCTTTACAAATATATAAAAAAAACATATAAATATCAATCGTTTTTTTTACTAATTAGGGCTTTTTTTGTTTTAAAAAGGCAATCCGCTATCGTCTTGTTCAATATTTTCTAAATTGACAACTTCAGCTTCTACAACTTGAATATCTTTTGGATCAGCAGCTTCGCTACTTAATTCAATTTTCCATCCATTTAAACTGCAATACCATTTTTCTTTATAAGAATTGCCTCGAATGTTAATTGATACTTTTACAGATTGACCTATTGAATATTTATCTAAAATATTACATTTATCTTGTACAAAATCAATAGGTACTTCTTGTGGATATTGCTCATTCGTTTTAACTACTAATAATCTTTTTTTGAAAGTTCCAGCACTTCCAACAGTTTCTGTATTTCCAATATGGATAATACTACCAATTACTTCACTCATTTTTAATTTATTTATTTATTATACACTCCGAATTCAAATCTTTTTTTACCGTTTTGATCTTTACAAGCTAAATAGTTTAATTTACCGTTTGCATCAAATTGACTAAACCAAATCCATTGCTTAAGTTTAAAATTAAATGTAGGTTTTCCAGTCGCTTTGTCAAACTCAGTATCTTCTAATTTAACTTGTATTAATGGATATTCGTAAAGTTCCCTACCAATACCTAGATTAAAACAAGCCCTTTTAAATGCGTCTGAAGCTTCTCCCTTTTCCTTTTCGGTATTGCTTTCAGTTCCTACATCCTGCTTCCAAATCCATTGACTTAATTTATCCGACCATATTCCAACGGAGCAAAATAAATGATTGTCAATTAATTCGTATTTCTTTTGCCATCCCTCAACTCCATAAACCTCATCAAGTCTATTCATATCAACTCTAGCATCTTTATAAGCTAAAATAGTAGCATAACCTCCCTTATTAACTGATTGAACTCTAAAATCTATTTCAGTTATTGTTAATGGTGTATTTAGTTTCATATACTAGTATTTTACGGTTAATGAATCAGCGCTAAATTTAACTCCAACACGTGGAACAATATTGCCATACATATCAATAACATCCTGTTTAAGTGCGAGTTTCAAAAGTTCCTCTCTAGCTTTCAAATCGTTGTTTAATTGTTGCCAAACCTCATCTTCTGAATATTGGATCATTTGTCTACCATTAGTCGGATTAAACTCAACTCCCATTTCATTTGCCTTAATATCTTTGACAGCATCTTTTAAAACTCCTACTGCATTGCTTATAACCTCATTTAAACGCACTAGGTTAGCTAAAGCGGTGTGTTTTGATATATTACCACCATCGATAATATTTTGAGCTAAATTTTGCCCTGTTTTGATTGCTTCTTTTTTTGTAAACGTTGCAGGGTATAAATTAGCAACCTCCTGTTCTCTTAATTCTAAGAATTGATTTTTTGACATTATATTTTTTTTTATTGGTTAATACTGCAAATATACGATTAATTATTATAATGCGTACTATATTTCGTTAAAAAATCAACTAAATTTTCTTTACTAAATACCAGCAACTTAATAAAATTCTTAGCTAATATTTCCCTGCTTCCCTTTTGCCAGTGGTCTAGGGTTCTAAGACTTACTTTTAATTCATTTGCAAGTTCTGGTCTTGTGACTTGATGATCCTTTGCAAGTTGTTTTATGTTTATAATCATAGTTCTTTTTCTTTTAATTAAATTCTTCGTCTGTTATGTCTTCTCTTTCTTGAAGGATCTGAAGCAATCTAGTAGGAGTTAGTTTAAAACCTGCTAATGCTTCATACATTCCAAACTTACCTAAATCAGAATAGAAATCTAAAACAACACTCTTGTCATCTAATACTTCCAATTCTAATTCAATAGTTTGTTCTTCTTTGGGTTTATATAATAAACTCATAATCCTTTTTCTTTTTTGAATATTTCTAATAGTTTTTCTGTTGATGCTATTTTATCATTATTTTCAATATAATTTTCTAACATCCACTCTGCAAAGTCAATAGCGTAATCATCTGCTATTTTTACACAATGATTAGATGCTTTGTACAATTCATCATAGTTTAAAATTCCTATTTGACCTTCAAACATTATTTCTATATTATCAAATTTTTCTTTTAGTTTCATTTTAAAAGGTATTTGGTAGGTTTTTTATCCTTAAACTTCTCTGCTAGTTTCTTGGCTTCTTCTTTAAGGCGTTTTTCCTCTTCAAAGATGCTCTCGTGTCTATGTGGTATGTGTCCTTTAAATTTCATAATTATTCATTTTACTCTCTATAATCAAATACCCATCTTTTACCTCCACTTCAATAGGATAGGATTCTTTGATTTTCTTTTCTTTTTTAACTTTCTGGTGGTGGAGGCTTTTTTCTCTTTGTATCACTCTAAAGCGTTGTTCTGAGGTGTATTTCATAAGTCTAGTAGATCGTTAATATTTTCACGTTCCTGGATTATAAGAGTATTAAAAATAATCACTTCAAAAGGATTTAACTCGTTAAATGTTTTACCATTTAAGGTTACTCTACCATTTACTAAAACTAATTTAATCTCGTGGCTAATACGTTCCTCTTGGATTGTATTAATTGGTGGGTTTACTAATTGTGTCATATCTTATTTGTTTTTAAATTGTTTAAACCATTTATCGTAAATAAAATTAGTATTGAAAGCAGTTAAGTGAGCTTGGTAACTACTTATAATTTTATGAACTTCTTTCTCACTAAACATTTTATCAGGTTTTAAAGGATTATTTTTGCAATACTCTCTTGTGCGGTCATTAATGTCACTTTTTTGCATATCTTATTTGTTTTTAAATTCTAATTATGGTTGATTATCTATTATTTTATTTATGATTTTAAATAATAATTCTAAAGCTTCTATATCAGCAATACGATTCTTATCTATAACCTCTAACACATTACTAACTTTGTAATTTATAGATTTCAAAGTGTCTAAAGCTTCATCGTAGGTTTCAGCTTCTTCAACTTCTTCTACTAAATCAATTACCAATTGACTGTAATTTCCTTTATAAAAAATTTTGTGACTTAATTCTTCTAATGTTTTCATATCTTATTTGTTTTTAAATTTTTTAAAGTTTTTACTGTTTCTGTCTAAAATAACATCGACAAGTGCTATTTCAACTTTATTATCATCGTTTGAAAGAAAATTAGCAACACATTCAAAAGCAAATTGCTTCATATCTTCCTCACTAAACTTATTCTTGTCTTGTTCTTGTTGATGCTTTAATACTTTAATTTCTTTTTTAAGAGCACAAATCTCAAAATTTAAAGCATTAATATTAGTGTTTTCTTGTTGCCATTTAGCACCAAATAAAGCACCTCTTTTAAACCATTTTGCGTTATAACCTGCTTCCGCTTGATTGAAGTTATTTTGAGAACATATATATAAACCTTCTTTTGTTGCAACTTCTTCAAGTGTTTCTTGTTTACTCATTTTCATATCGTTTAAGTATTTTTATCCTAGTTTTCTGTTCTTCAAGAGTTAATCCTCCAAAAGTACTCTCCATTCGGTATAACGCTGATAAGGTTTTAAGTTGTTCAATAAGCCAAAGTTTTGATCGTATCGCCTCGTTTAAACGTGTTTCTAGCGTGTCTATTTGCTCCTGGAGTAATTGCTCTTCTGTGTACATCTCAACCTCTTTTTGATTGATTGGGTTAAATGGGTTGTGGTAGTCGTGTGAGTCTATCATAATTTCATTTCTTTAATTTCGTAAAACAATCCTAATAAATTACTTAAGTCTAAAGACTTACCTGTTAATTCAACGCATACAATTTGAGCGTCTGAAATTTTAAGATAAATATAATAATTGTGATTTGATAAAATCTTAATACATTGATCATTTAACTTTTCTTTGTACTCTGGTTTTAATCTGTCTAATAGTGTCATAATCTAAAAAGTATTTGAGTTAAAAAATACATCGCTAATGCCTGAGCGAATAAAATTTGTGGGTTCTTTTTGCTTAGAAAGTTTTTCATAATTAAAACATTTTAGAAGTTACATTTTTTTCATTTCCAAATAATAAGTTTGATACTGAGTCGATAAATTTGATAAGTGTTTTCATAATTGTTTATTTTTTTATTGATTGAACTTTAATCATAATCTCTGAAACTTCATCTTCTGATAAATAACCTAACACATCATTAGTAATTTCTGTATTGTAAGTAATATCCTCATCATATAAAACAGCTAATTCATAAGTGTTTATTCCATTTGAATAAAAGCATTCTCCAAAAATTACAGATACTCCATAATTATTATCAAATGTTTTTTTAGCTTTTTTTGAATTTTTATATCTTTCAATTCCTGATTCTGCCATTGAATGTTTTTTAAAATCTAAATCTTTAAATGTTTTCATTTTGTTTGTTTTTTATTGGTTAATATTTCTTTGACAAATGTACAATTTATTTTTACATAATACGAACCAAAGTGCATTTTAACATAATTTTAACACTTTTGTATAAAAATAAACCCGCTACAAATCAATGTAACGGGCGAACTTCCCTAACCAATAAAGAAAGTTACTTTATATTTCTAACTTTTCCTTTAAGTAAAAAAGAATATCAAATTTAAAACGCCAAAGCAACCATAAAACAAAAGCAATAACTAAAACCCATAAATAAGAATAGCTTTCTTTTCGATCTATTTCTTTTTGTTTTACTTCTATTTTCTTTACAATAGCCTTTTTAACCTCTTTTTGGCTTGTTTTAGTAACTTTTTTAACGCTTGTGTCTATTTGTTTAGCTTTTATATTTCTAATCGTTATACGCGCGTTTTTATAAGGTACGTTATTTATAATAACCTCTTTACAACTATCAATCGGTGATACTTCAATTTCTTGCGTTTGAGTATCAATAACGATATTGTTTTTTATTGTAGCAACGCTATCTGTTTTTACAATAGCAGTTGAGTCTATTGTAATTTTAGTATCATTTTTTACAATAGCAACTTTTCTAGCACCACAACTGGATAGTAACAACAAAGCTACGCACCAAGTAATTATATCTTTTTTCATTGGTTAATTGTATTTTATTAGTAGTTAGAATAATAAGTTTTTATTCCTATTTTTTTTCCTTTTAATACCTGCTTTCGATTTTTATCTTTAGAATATGAAACATGAACCCAGTCAGGGTTTTTTTCATTTCCAAACTCATAAATCAACTGATCGAACTCTAAATTATTTTTGATATAGTCAAAAACTTGTTTATTAGTAATAGAATATCCATCCATATCAATATCAATAGCCTGTCCTAAACAATGCTGACTTTTACTTGCGCCTCCAATAGCGTGATTAAGTATTTGTGATCTATAACCACTCGATATATGAATAGGTGTATTAAAATGCTCTCTTATAGGTTGGAATACATTTTCGGCTAATAACTTTAAATTTTCTAAATGTTCAGCACTAGGAGTATTATTTATTCCTCGTCTTTTTGCTTCTAAACTAGAAGTTACTTCAATTAAATCTAAGTTTTTGGATAGTTTCATTTTGATTTCTTTTTATCAAATTCACTTTTTAAATCATAATACTTTTTTTCCCATAGTCTAAGTTCTTTTCTTAACTCGCTATTTTCTTTTCGTAATTGAATAACCTCATCTTTTACGTGTTGCATTTCGTCACGCATTTCTCGGTATCTGCCCTCAATATCTTTGACAAAGTTATCATAAACAGTCTGCATAGATAATACTGCATCACTATTAGCTTTCTTTTCTTCGATTGATTTCATTTTTTGTCCTCCAAAAAAAGCTATTATAGAACCAAAAATCCCTAATAGCACCTGCCAGTTTTCCATTAATATTGTTTTCATCATTTCTTATCGAGGGCGAATAAGGTTATTGTATAGGTTAATTATATAGTCTTTACGAAAGTATTTTAAGTATTGAATTCCTGTAAAGGTACAAACAAAAATAATATCGTTAAAAGAATAAGTTATTTCGTTATTGAAAATCAATACATAAGCATTATTTAAAATGACTGCATTGATTACTTTTTCAAATAATTTATTTTGTGGTTTATATTCTAAAGCAAGATAAAAAACAAATGTTAATATACCATATTTTAATTTTATCCATTCAACTCCTCCTTCAGGATATATAAAATCACACAAATAATAATTTGAGAGATATAAAATTATAATTGATATAAATAACAATTTATTCATTAAAACTTAGTTCCTTTTGGTACATTTGTTCTTATTGGATCTGTATTATCGGCTTTCATTGCACTTGCGCTCTTTAATACATTATCATTAAATGCAGGGTTCCAGAAATAGGCTAATATAATAGATCCTAAACCTTTGATAATATTTTGTAATACGTTATCGTGGAATAATGATGCAATCAATCCTGTTTTTTCATCAATTAGCATTGCTAAAATAAATCCAATTAGTGGCCAGTGTTTTTTAATTAAGTTCATTTGATTTGGGTTTAAAATTTATGTAAAATTAAATAAATTTTTTGTATATTTGAATATTATTATTCGTGCAGGTTTAATAATCATAAGAAAACATTATAAAACGCTCATAATTGACGGACTGCACTCCTGATATTATGGGCATTTTAATTTTAAATAATTATGGAATGGAAGGCAGTATTTTACAACGGTTTAGAAACTAATATCGAAGTAACTCGATGTGCAAAGGTTAGAAAAGTTAAAAAGGATTGGTATGGATTTTCTAAAAGATGTACAAATTTATATTATGGAGAAGTTGATTTTTCTAAATTAAAACCACATCCTCAAGGATATAAAATAATTTCCATACAAGTTAAAACTTTACAAAAAAAGAAAACAACTTCAATACATCAATTAGTAGCTGCAGCATTTTTAGGTTATAAATGGAATGGTCATAAATTAGTTGTAGATCACATTGATAGTAATAAATTAAATAATCATATTGATAATTTAAGAATTATTACATCAAGAGAAAACACTTCAAAAGAAAGATCATTGAAATCTGGTTTACCTACTGGAGTTTGTTTTTGTAAACAAACAAAAAAATATTCTTGCGAAATTCAAATTAATGGTAAAAAAAATCATTTAGGGAGATTTAATACTCCTGAAGAAGCGTCTCAAGTTTATCAAGATAAATTAAAAAGCCTCAAATAAGAGGCTTTTTTTTATAAATTACGTGTTGCCGGAATGAAAAGCGACGCATCTTTTACATTCTCGTTAATTATTGTTAAATCGTCTTTTGTACCACTTGCAGCGTTTTCAACGTCTGTTTTCATTGCTAATATTGTACTTGCCTCTATTTCAGCTAAAGTAGCTCCTGAAGCTCCTGAACTTGTCAAAGTTCTTGTACCATACTCCCAAACTTCTTGAGGTGTTGTAGCATCATAGTCAGCAGCAGCTAAACGAGTTGAAACTTTTACGTCTAAGTCAGTATCTATTTTTAAGATTAATTCATCAATCTTATTATTTGTATCAATAAGTTGAGGAGCATCTGTAGCGAGTTGTATTTGCGTACCTACATAAAACACTTGTTCGTAAGTTCCTTTTAACATCGAGCTTCTACGTCTTACGCCTGAACTAACATCGCGCCCTACAATATCATATCCTGAAATACCAATAAATCGATAAGGTTGTGTATTATTCGCTAATGTTGTCAATAACGTTCCTGTAGCATAGTCATCGGTTGCAGTTGCAGTTGTAACTTTCCAAAGTTCGTAGCCCAAATTATCTCCCCCAAGAATACTCAACTTACTATCTCCGTTCGCATCTTCAATCAATACATTAATGATTTCAGTATCGGTTGCAGTAATTGTTTTAGGCGGTGTTGCTTTCATTGCGTTGTACTTAGTAGTTTCATTTACTACAATTGATTTGTAAGTAATTAAACCACTTGTAACGCTAACAATAGCACTTGCGTCATCTTTTATTTTAACGTTATAATTACCAAAATCCAAATAAAGACCGTCTCTTGCAACTAATTGTCCTAACTTAATACCTACTTCAGAAAGTCTAAAATAAGCTGTTGCATCATAAATTTGAGAGGTTGTAGTTAATGTAGTATAAGCAGCTACATTTGTTTTTGTATCTGTAATACCTACATCTTCTTGGTCTGTTATATTATACCAAACATTACCTCCATTTAATACCAAAGTATCGGCTGTACGTTTTTGTCCGTAGTTTTCAGCACCTAAATAATATGTTCCAGCTTCGCTTGGAGCTAAATAAACATAATAACTACCACTTGCTAAATTAGAGCCAAAATACTTAGTAGTTCCATCAGCTTTGAAAATACAAAGAGAATAACCATTGCTTGTAGTATTTAATTGTAATACAGTTGAAGTACCTGCAGTTGTTTGATAAACTGCTGTAATTTGTCCTGTTCCGTTTAGTGTGATTATTGGTGTGTACCATTCTGTTATATTAGTACCTGCAGAAATTGTACGACCTGTATTTACTACTAAAGTCCAACCTGTAGCTAAACTTACTTTATTGCCATTAATTGTACGTGGGTCTGCTTGTGCTGAGTTTGCAGTTTGTGCAAGTTCGTAAGCGAAACGTGCGTTTATTTGGTCGTATGTTAAATCAGTAGTAGGTGTAATCGTTTTTGTACTCCAATTTATACCTACGGTTGTTATTGCTGCTACAGTAGCTTCAGAAATTCCACTTAAAGAGGAATCCGCCAAAATAAAGAAAGGTTGAGAATATTTAGCCAAATTAATGTTATAAGCAACGCTTTGCTCTTGATAACCATACTTTCTGACTTGTGCAATTTGAGATGTAGTGTCAACTGAACTATCACAAACTCTATAAATTCCTGTTGTAGTAGTCCACGTTAAAACAACACCTTGTGTATTTGCTGAATAATCTCCTGCTTGTACTGCATTAATCAAAGATGTAGAACCACTTTTAATATAAAGCGTAACATTTGTTAAATTAGTTGCTGAACTATCGTTAAATTCAAAAGATACCGTTCTTGGAAAGTTTAATGTATTTGGTCCTCCATAACGTTGATACTTTGTAATTAAGTCAGATAACCCCCATCCAGCAGTTGATAAATCAATGTTTGAATAAGTTTCTATTGTATTTGCTGAAAACCCTCCTAAAAATTGTGTTGAATTAACCTGTGGAGTATATCCATCAATTGTAAATCCATTAGGTAAAGCAAATTTATGCTGTGGTGTACTTTGATAATTACCTACATAATATAGTCCGTCAAATGTAGCGTAATTAGTTCCGTTTGTTGAACTAATACCCGAATTAGCTTTTACAATGAATGTGTTTTTTAAAGTACCAAAAGCTGCACCAATAGAAGCATTTGCCCCTGCTAAATCATTTTGATGGTCAAGTATCATATTCTCAACTATCATATTCATACGACCTGCAGCAAAATAAAAAGATGTATTATTACCCGCACTTTCAACAAATCGTACATTGTGCATTCTAAAAGTACCTGTAACTGTTCCAGTAGCAGTACCTGTCCACATATTAGAACCACCAGCCGTTCCATTATTCCAATAATTTGAATAAAATGTAGGTCCAGCAGTTTTCATATATTGAGAACCATTGACTAAATAACCACCTCTCAATTCGCCTAAAATAGTCGCACCTTCAAATTGCCAATACCCACCAACTCCAAACTCTAAAGCCCAATTTTGAAAGTCAAAAATAGCATCCGCTACAATATTTGACCAAATAACTTTTAAACCTCCAGGAAAATAAATCTCTCGAATAGCGACATTATAGGACATTACCCCAAAACCTGCATTATAAATATTTTGAGGTGTTGCGGTATCACCACTAGCTGACATTGAAATAGTCAAAGTAGTACCGTAAACAGAACTAAACAACAAGTTTTGTGCGCCCCCTACCGTAGCATTTGAAGCTATACCGGTAGCAGTTACCATTGTAACAGTAGTTCCACTAATAGTACCAATACGTGAACCAGTAGGAATTCCAGTACCTTGAATAGTAGCACCAACAACTAAACCTGTGGCACTTGATACAACAATAGAGTTACTTCCGCTTGTTAGTGTACAGCTTCTAGCCGTTCCTGTCATTACAATACTTACTGCCATATTACTTTCTTCCTATAATAAATGCTATCACTAGCAAAAGTTTACCAAATATTTTTCTAATTAAAGATTTACCGCCACCATAACCGCCTTTTTTCATAACGATATTTTTTTAGTACATAATCTATTACTCAAAGTATCGTCATCATAAAACGCATCTTGACTTAAATCAGTCGCTATATAACGATATAATGTTTGTGTTTGGTATATGTACTCATAAATTGTCCCAGTTGAATTAGTTGAAAATAAAGTAGGAATAACTTTGTAACCTCTTGCCAAATCTACCCAATTGTATTTGTCAATTGTAAGTGTTTGCGTTGTAGCATTATAAGCTACATTCTCACCAAAGCCACTCGTTACTAAAGTTGTAATACTTTTTAAACTTTCAAGCCATTGCGCCTCAGTTCCTACAAAACCATTTTTTAGTGCAATTTGATAGGCTGAAAGTCCCTCAGCTCCTAAATCACATATTTCAATAGTTACAGGCTCTATAACCTCATCTATAACAATAGTTGTTTCGCTACAATCATCACTAATTATAAGCGTTTTAGGTTCTATAACCTCTTCTATTATTATAGTATTAGCATCACACATTTGATAGTATTCTCCAATAGTTTTTAGCCCATTGCTCAACTACACCACTTGGCGAAGTTAATTCTATATCAAAAACATAGTTATAAGGCGGATAATTCATTATTCTTGAAGACATAAAAACCTCTCCATTTGTAGGAGTTGGAATAGTCAAAGTAGTATCAGCAGTTTTAAAAGTAAACACTGCATTTTGTCCAGCTGCTTTTTTAAATGCAATAACAATACTATATCCTGTTAAATCTTTAGGAGTTTTAGTATCGTCTTTACCATCGTAAAAGGTTAATTTACGACCTTTAAAAGTCGTGCCTTTTACAATATCTTTAAAATAATTACTGCTCGTTTGACAACTCATCTTTAACTTCTTCTTTAATAGGTTCTAAGGCTTTGATAGCATTTAGCACAACAGACGCGTCTTCAAGTGTTAAAACTCCTCTAGATTGTGCTATTTTTGCTACTTCAATTAATATCGTAATTGCTTGATCTTTTTCCATTTTTATTTTTTATTGGTTAATACGACAAAGTTAGTAAATTATAATTTATAAAATATTTATTTTTTAAAACCCACAGTTATAAGCGTCAATAATTACACCTGAACTATTAATCTGATAAGATGCTCCATACATTGAACCACCAATACTAAACCATTGACCAGCACCATTTAAAACAGTTGTTAAAGAACTATTTGTATACATAGTATTCCCAATAGTAGGTGTTGAAACATTTGAATAATAAGTATTTCCAGTTGGCGATATTGCACAAGCTCCAGTTCCATTAGTTGAAGAAAATGAACCTGCAGGGAATGAATAGAAAGAAGCTACAGGCCATATTTGAGTAGTCCCTTTATATACCTTTGTAATATTAGAAGTTCCTAATTTAATTTTCCCTACCGTTACAATATCGGTTGTACCTACTTTAATACTCATTATTGAATAAAATAAATGGTTGTACTTGATTTTGTTGCTATTGCATCATAAGAAGCTTGCGTCCCTGTCCATACAACTGAAACACCTGAGCCACCTACAGATATTCCATTTGTTGAATTGATTAAACCGTTTACGTCTAACTTTTGAGCTGGCGTTGTAGTCCCTATACCTACGTTGCCACCTGAAGTGATACGCATACGTTCTAAACCTGAAGTAGCAGCTGAAATAACACTATCAGAAGATGAATAAATTCCATTGTATATTGATGCAGCAGTAGTAAAATTAAGCCCGTTACTTTGCCAACCAATGCTTGAAACTACTCCACTTGTAATTGAAATATATCCGCCATCAACTTGAAATTTTGCAGTTGGACTTGTTGTTCCGATTCCTACGTTTGTTCCATTATCATAAATCAAAGAGTTGCCTAAAGTAGAAACTCCTGTGAATTTAGGAATGTAGTTAGTTGTTCCTGAACCTCCTATACCTCCAAGACTTGAAAGTGTATAAATTGGTAATGTTTGCCAAGTTTTATCCCCTCTATAATATTGCGAAGTTGTGCCAGCTCCTACAATATTTTCTTTTGTATCTAAACCATCATTTAAGTTGGTTATAGTAGCATAAGTATTAGTATCATAACTAATAGTCCCTGCAGTTGATTTTACAAATCCTGTACCACTTAAAGTAGCTTGTTTAGCATTTAAAGCAGATTGTAAATCTGTTTGATTACTTAATGTACCGCCAACTTGTCCCCAAATAGTTGTATTTGAAATAGTCCAACTTCTATCAGCACTTAAATCTAAAGCAGTACCATTTATAGTGATAGTTCTAGTTGTAGGCACTTTATTGGCTAATCCAGGCACGGTTGGATTTGTAGCTGTACCACCTAAATCTCCTGCTAACCTTAATATTCCTTTTACTGAACTACTAGCGTCATCAACTCCTGTACTAACTGAAACTATATTAATATTTTTTCGTAAAACTCTAATATAAAATCCGTTTACTTTTACTGAACCACTATTATCAGATGTTACATATAGCTCAGCAGGATAGTTTTTAATATCATTTGAACCAATATAAAAAGGTGCAACAAAAGATACTTCATTTGCTCCAGATGTTTTAACCTGTGTATCATAAATTGCATTTGTAAATACACTAGAACTGCCTACTCCAAATTTAGCATCAATATGAAACTTTTGATTTGCAGTTGTTGTTGTAACAACTAAGTGAATACGAATATCAATTGTATCTCCTATTGATAATTGGCTAAAATTAAACTGATTCGTAGTATTATCCCATAAACTAGATACACCATAAGGTGGTTGGTCTACATTTGTAAAAGTACCTAAAGTATCATTTGTTAGTTTTTTAGCTGTATTAGTAACTAAAGTTAGTGGAGTAGTTTGTGTTGTAGCATCATTATAATCAAAGTAACCTACACTATTCAAATATTGTGGCGGTGTTACTGGTTGATCTTTTAGTTCTAAAGCCGTACCTGCTGAATTTACTACTACCATTTTATTAGGTACTAATGTATTAGGAGTATCTTGTAATTCAGTAAACTTTTTATAGTTATAAATAGTAACTGCTTCTAGCTTTTGTAATGATTCATTTACTACAATAGCCTTACCATTTTTACCTGTGTATTTAAAAGTATCTAATAAGTCATCAAAACGACTAGCTCCACTGCCTCCTCCTGAACTAATCCAATCAAAGAAGCCTATTTCTATTAATTTAGTCCAAACTTGTGCAACTGTTGTAAATGTGAAAGTGCCACCGCTTACAACCGTTAAATTAGCAGGATAAATAAATTGCTCTTTAATAATATTAGCACCGTTTGCAGTTTTAAAATGCAATTGTTCGCCAACTGCTAATAAGTCATTCTTTATAGAAGTTACTTTATTAGCTGTATTTCCATTTAAAACAAAACTAAAATAATTTCCTGTTTCCTTTGTAATTAATAATGTATTTGCCATTTTTATAATTGTGTTAAATCAAAACCTCCTGAACCACTACCACCAGTACCACTACCTCTTACATATAAATTATAATTATAAGTGCCAGGAGCTAAATCTACATAGCTAGTAGATACATTTATACCACTAGAGTTGGTTCTTTCGCTATATAAACTAATTCCATTTACTGTAGATTGATTAGAAATAGTTGTATTATTATTAATATAAACAGAAGCGGTGCTTTTTATTCTAAAAGACCCCCCTGTAATTGTAATAGTTCCTGAAACTGATTTTATATCTTCTACTCCATTATAAGGACTTACGCCTAAACTAGATCCATTTGAAAATGTAGCACTTGCAGGAGCTTGAATAGTTGTTATTGTAATGGTGGCAGTACTTGTTGCTCCTGTACTATCAGTAATTGTATAAGTCATTGTTTGACCACTTGCAATAGTTCCGTTTGGTGTAAAAGTTAAACTTTGTCCTCCTGAAGTTATTGCAACTGCTCCAATAGTTAAAGATGTAGTTACTACACTAGTTATATTTGTTGGTAAAGTTCCTAAACTATCATTTGATAAAACACTAATTGTTTGAACTCCCGCATTATTTAAAGTAACCGTATCATTTACTGCTGTTAGTGGAACTACTGCATTCTGTACATTTAAAGTAACCGTAGCTTGAGCCATATTACCATTACTATCATCAATTGTATAAACAAAAGTTTGTCCTGTTGCTATTGTACCATTTGGTGTGAAATTAATACTTTGTTTATCAATTGAAATGCTTAAAGTTCCTGTTGTAATTCCAGTTTGAACAATATAAGTTATATCCGTTGGTGGAACTCCTAAATTATCATTTGCTAATACTTTTAAGTTTATAACGCCTGTTTTAGCAACTGTAAAAGTGTCGTTTACTGCAATTGGTAAAATACTAGGCTCTTCATAAAATAACGCATCATAATCAATTATATCGTTTGTATTTTGTGAAATATGTATCATTGTAGTACCGAAATTCTCTTGGCTTGTTAACTCAGGAATTTTAACCGCTTCATACAAATAACTTCTATAACTATCTAAATACATAAATTTAGATTCTAACACATCACTTAATTTAATCAAAGTATCAATATCAATTAATTCAGTAATATACTTTTTAATTGACTTTCTCTTTATTGATTGTGTTACGGTTGAACTTGTAGAAATTTCGTAGTATTGTTTTAATTCAGTTTCTTTTTGATTTTGTCTAAACCAAAATTTAGCTGAAATACTTTGAAAACTCTCTTTTACTTTTGTCTTGTAAAAAATTTGAGTAACCTTATTACTATCATTATTTGTCAATAAAAATGGCGAACTATAAAATGTTTCTCCTAAAGATTGGTGTATTTCTAAATACACTAATTCCGTATAAAAGTCATACGCTACATTTTTTAAGCTCCAAAGTATTTGTTCTTTTCCATTGCCATCTGTAAATACTTGCTCTACCATAAAACTAATAGTAATATCAGTTTTAGTCCCATCGCATTGCACTACATAAACAGTCCAGTCTTCTAAATTAATACCCTCACTTACATTTGTACTTTGAATTATTTTATTTGAATTATTAGGCAATATTTGAACTCCTGTAAAATCATAAAAACGATTTATTTGGCTATTTTCAAATGAATTAGCTTCTTCAAGTGTTCGATATAAATTTATAAATGGTTTTATCATAACGTTACAAAGTTAATAATTTTAATCTACTTTCAAGTTCTAAAATATCGGGTGCAATTGAATTATTAATCGATACGTTATACCACCAAACAGGATTATATAATAATTGATTTTCACGATCATAAATGTAAACCTTATTATTTTCAATTTTATATTTCAACTTTAAAACAGTAGTTTCTGAATTAATAGTAATATAAGGATTTTCAGTAGTAATAGTCATTATTTTAGATTCGTACTTTTCCTCTCCTTTAATAGTCAATTCTTTATTAATTGGCTCATATTTAATTGACATCGGATAAACTTTAATAACGTTATTATTATTGTCAATAGTTCTAATAAATCCCCTTTGTGTTCTTATTTTAGTTTGTAAAGCAAAGAAATCCTCTAATTCAATACCTGAAAACACTAAGTCATTATATAAAAATGGGCTTAATATTGGATTACTAGGTATAAAATCCCCGCTTTCAGTAACCGTTTTATCTAAATAAGTTGTAACGCATTTTCCATTATTTTTGTAATACGTATTTTGGATATTTTTATTAGTAGCATATAAATTACAAGTCGCTAAATAACTATTCCAATAGTTCTCTATATTACGCTTAACTGAATAACGCAAGTTACTATATTGATTGCCTAATTTAAGATTATCAATAGTTGTAAATCCTTGATTAGTGTAATTAGTATAAGGTATTACTGATTGATTAATTGTATAAATATAATTAGTTGTTCTAGCTCCATCATTTGATACTGAAATAGAACCGCTAGAAGTTCTTGTTAATTGTAATTCTTGACCACTAACAGCATAAACCGTATAATTTCCAGCATTTTGATCAGGAGCTGAAATAGTAAATACACTACCTACTATAATACCAAGTGAAACAAAGTTTATAGATCCATCATTTCGTAATATTAATTTAGTACCATTATAACTATGCTGTAAATAACTACTTTCTGAAAATGTTTTATTATCTGTTGTCGTAATAGTATCAATTATAAATAAAGTATCGTCATCTTGTGTAGCAGTTCCATCGGTTAATTTAATTGAATTTCGTCTATTAGACTCAATTAAAAAAGCATCCCTAGTCCATTGAATACCAACGTCTTTTTTATTCTCTACTTTTTTATTATTTAATACCCATTTTGATTCGCCGTGTACTGTATCTGCTGAATTAACTTCGGTTGCCTCTTTTTGTGATTGATAGTTTTTATAGGAATATGTAAATTCATTAATGCTAAATTTAGGATTGAACGTTTTATTCATTTCACTAAATTGCGTATTATCATAAAATGCACATTCATTTGAAGTATAATAATCACTTTCAAGCCCTAAAAATACTTGACCATTTGCATCAATTTCGTAATCAGCATTCATTTCAGTAATTGACTTTTCAATATCGTCTAAACTAATATAAAATGGTTTATCAATTATTCCTCTTAATAAATTACCGTTAAATAGCCTATTATCATAAAATTGACCACCTACATCATATCTTGGAGCATTTAAAGTTAAGCTACTAATTGACTTTGTAACTTGTTTCATTACATCAATTAATCTAAATGATGGCGTAATTGAATTATATGCAGTAGACTCGACTGAAATTTCAACTGATTGAATATTTAAAACTACATTACATTCCATTTTACCAAGTGAGTTACTACTTGATTGTCTTAACTTAAAATTAAATGATAACCAAATATATTCATCTCTTAATAAAGTAGGTATTGTTTGATTAATCGTTGGCATTGTAAAAGTATCAACTGGTGAGTCATCTTCTAAATAATTAGAACGTAATACTATTTCAGTAGCAGTATCGTACGTTTTACCATATTTTAAAATAAATGAATATCCTACATATCCATCGCCACCATTTGCTGAATAAGCATCAAATATTCCACTAACACCACTAATAGTAATATTAATGTTTTTAAGGTTATTAGTAGCCTTAACCAATGACATTAAAGATGGGTCATTTGGGTCTACCTCAAAAAAAGTCTGGCTATCATCAATTTCGCTTTTAACTAAATTTTGAGCAGGATTAATATTATAATAACGTGTACCTTTTGTTGTTAATACATTTGTATATGGTTGTGGTTGCTCCCATCTTGAAGTTTGTATAACTGGTTTTGCTAATAATAGTATGTTTTGTGGAACTAAAGGAGTTATTGCATTTCCGTCTACATCTTTTGAGCTAAATAAATCAACTTTTACTGACTTTCTTCTTTTTAAAACCTGTAGTTCTGATTGCTGAATTACTTTACATTTAAAGTACTCTAAATCATCTGTAATAGCCGTTGCGTAGTCTAACTCGCCTACTATATTTTCAGTTCCATCAATTTCAATGATTAAATCAGTTTTAGCTTCAAAACCGAACTTATTTAAGTAGTATAATAAATGCTCTAAATAGTGCGTTCTATTAATTACAAATTCAAATTGATTTTCACCGCCACCAAAAGATATATCACGCCCATACATTTTATCCTTTTGTACTAATTGAAAATCAGTATCACTAAATCCAATAGGCTCATCTATTTCTAACTGTCCTATTGTATCACTTTTAAAGTTTAAATAAAATTTATAGCTCATTATACAGATAGTCCAGTGCCACTAAAACGAGCAGCGTTAATAATAGTTCTTGAGTTACCATTTTTTACATATTGATTAAATCCATTTTTGTCAATAATGGTGCTTTGTGTTTTAATTCCTGAAAAATGTTTACTTAAAATAGCATCCATTTCATTTGCGGTCATACCCTCGTATTTTTGAGTGTTTGACATTGATATTCCACGTAAAGATAACATTTCTTGTAATTGTTGTTCGTGTGTTAATACTTTTGTACCTGCTGGAGCATCCATTAATACATTACGACCTTGTGGCTGTATAACTTGACCACTTGGTAAGATTACAGCCTCTTGGTAGTTGCTACCTTTTCCATCATTTACAAGCATTAAACCTCCTTTGTGGTTATCTGTACCTTGTGCATATTGTGGTATTTTTTGCGAAGCTACCATTGCAATTTGTGCTAATCCTAAAGCTGAAATAATACCTGTCATTATACCTTGACTAATTCCACTTGGATCGGGTGAATGTGACCATATAGACATAATAGCCTGAGCTGTATCAATAGCAATATTAAACATAGCTTGTTTTTGTTTTGCTTTGTTTTCTCTATTGGCTATTTCTTTTTTCTTTTTTTCGTAATCTTCGTCTATTTTCTTTTTAGCACTTGCACTATCCCCAGCGAATTGTAAAGATATATTCTTTTGTTCTTCAAGTCTTGAATATTCTGCATCAAAATTAGCCTGTGAAGCATTTGAAATGAAGTTAAACATTTCTTGTGTGCTTTCCATTATTGCTACTGTTGTAGTTTGCCAATTTTCTCCAAAACCTTCTATTTCTCCTTGTAACATTTTAAATGTTTCTGTAAATCCTGAAGCACTTGTAAAATCAGTTAAAAATGATTTTAAATAAGCTTTATTTTCTTCTAATTTCTTTTTAGCATCTGCTTCTGATTTTTCTCTTGCTGCTTTTTGTTCAGAACTTTCCATAAATAAAGGAGGATTTTCCTTATAATATTTTTCAGTTAATTTAATAGAATCCTCATAAAACTTTTCTATTCTTTTTAAATTTTCTTGAGCAGCATTTTCTTCTGCTGTTAATTTTTCATTATTAGCTATTGTTATTAAATTAACATCCCCTTTTGCAAGTCTTTTCTTTTCATTAAATACAACGTTTGCTATATTAATTTCATCTTGTGCTAATTGAATTGATAATTTTATTTTTTCTTGAGTAGTTCCTTTTGAACTATTTAAACTATCTTTATCTATTTCCTTTTGTCTATTTAAATTAGATAATAAAGCTTCATATTCTCTTTGTTTATTCTCTTCAATAGCTTTTAATCTTTCTTTTTCTGCCTTATCAGTTGATTTTGAATTATCTTTTGATATTTTAGTATGCGCTTGTGAAAGTTTATTAGCAGGTTCTAATGTTTGTTTAACAGTATTTCCTTTTGCTATTTTATCAATGAAAAAAGCATCTTCTTTTGCCCATTGTTCGCGTTGAGCAATCATGTCATTTCTTAAACTTTGAATATCCCTTCTAATGGCTGATTTACCTAGTGTAGTTGAAACACCTCCAACACCAACACTAGCAGATTGAGTTGTTTCATTTTTTGCTTTTGCTAAATCTTTATATTTTGATTGTATTTGTTCAATATTTTTTTGCTCTTTAGTTAGCCTTTCAGATTCTCTTTTTTGCAATATTTCTTCGGCAGCTCTAGCTTGAGCAACCGTTAAAATAGCTTGACTTAAAGCATCATATTGAGCCTTAGCTTGTCCTGTCATTATAGCCTCATCACTTAAATTTTTAAAGTAATAAGGATATTGTTTTTGCAATTCATCAACTGCATCTTTTCGCTCTTTATATGATTTATTTAAGTTAGTAGCTGTATTGTAAAGAACTTCAATATCAACTTTTTGTTTGGCGTAAGTTGTAGAGCTTTCTCCTAATGTTTTATTAAGTTCTTTTTGATTTTCTTCTAGCGATTGAACTCCTTTATTAGCCTCAAATAAACTAATTACCCATTTAGCAATATCAGCACCATAAACAGTTAATAAAGTAACACCAACCGATAAAGCAGTTCCCCAAGAAAAAACTGCTCCAGCTAATTGTTTGAATACTGATTTTGTAGGTTCGCCACTTGCTACTAATTCAACATTTGCCTTTTTAATTTTTGTTATTTCATCAAATAACATAGGTAAGTTATTAGAAATTGCCATAAATCCTGTTTGCATACTATTTGCAAATGCGGGCATCTCACGTGTTAATTGATTGATTGAATTACCTAATCCATTCCAACCACTTGCATAATTACCTACATTTCTTGTATGTTTTCCTATTGTAGCATCTACATCTTTTAAAGTAGTATTATATTTAGTTGTTACAGCTTGTAATGTATTTAAACGTTTTTCTTCGTTTTCATTTAAGTCATTATAACGAGCCTTTCTAGTTGCTAAATCATTATAAACAGCAGTTAATTTAGTTATTTGAGATTGTGTTTTATTATAACTATTAGCCTGTTTATCTAAAATAGCTTGTTCACGTGCTGAATTCTTTTCAAAGCTATCAAATGCTTTTTCACGGGCTTGTTGTAGCTTAATTTCAGCTAAACGTGATTGTTCGGCTTTTTTTGCTAGTGTATCGTGTAATTTAGTAATAGCATCTTGTTGTTTTTGCAAATCAGCCATCACTTGTGCGTTATTAGTGGAATTAGCCGTTAATCCACTCGGTGTACTTATTCCGCTTACACTTTTTGAAGCGGTTAATGATGCTTGTGCTAGTTTAAGCATTTCACTTTCAGCAAGTGAAAGTTTTGATATAAGGTTATCAACTTGCTTAATAGCATCTTGGGTAATTACTAAATCTATTGCATTTTGTGCCATAATATGTTAAAAAAAAAGAGAGTAGCCATTTAGGTACTCTCCGATTATTGAACAAAGTTACAAAATTTTAGTTTTGTTTTGATTTTTCTTCTAATAATTTACACATTTCAACATATTCTGAAACGGTTATTTCTTTTGGGTTCAATCTATAATTCAATCCTAATCCTAAACCTATTAAAATCAATTGTTTATTTAAATTAGGTTCTGATCCTTTATTTTCTACTTTTAACTCGTCATTAAGGATTTTAATTTGAGTTTTTATGTTTTGTAATTCACTATTTATCCTAACAATTTCAGCTATATCACCATCTACTGTATTTATTTGTGGCATATTAAATCCAAACTTATTAATCATTTCAATAAATTGATAACGCGTTTCCATTTGACAATCGGCAAATCCTAAACTCATTCTTTGTAATAAAGCTGTTACAATATTATAGCGAGTGCTTAGATTATCAATCTTTGCCATTTTTTGTAATCTATTAGTAAAACTCCTATCATTTAGTAGTTTAAAATAATCGTCTTGCAGTTGAATTGCTAATACTTCTAATCGACTATCTTTTACTTTTGTTTGCCTACCATCAAACCCAACTATTAACCAGTTATAATCGTTTATAGTAGTTAATTTATTCCAATTGTACAAAGGTAAGTTTTCAAGGCTATTATAAAACTCTAATTCTTTTACTTCTGGTCTCATAAATATTGGTTTATAAATTTCATTAATTCAGGCTTAATAATTCTATAATTCATTTCATATTGATTTTGCTTTGTCAACCCAAATATGTTAGAATAACCTTTAAAGAAGTTTGCTTTTTGATTTGAGCCTGTTCCTGTACTAAAAATAGTAATTTTAGTTAAATCTGGCATAATATCAACTTGAAAGTTATTTAAAAAGTTACCACTATCTCTAAATGTATAAGGATTTCCCGCTATCTTTTCAGGATTAATCATTTGAGTAGCTAATGTATAAACCCCTTTAAACTTTGAATTACTATTTTTTAACTCTTTATCATCTGCACCTTTGCTATTTTCTATTTGATCAATATTAAGGTTTACAATTTCATTCTCTTTTGCCAATACAATACGTTCAGTTTGATCTAATATCGAACCTTTTACAAATTTAGCGTTTTTTAAATATTCTGAAATTGTCATAAAACAAAGGTATAAAAAAACCACGTTAATTGAATAACGTGGCTTAATTACTAAAACAAACTAATTTATGCTACTACTACACTAGCCACAGAAGCTGCTTTGTAAAGCAAGCCTGTAGAAGCTACTAAAATAGTATTAGAACTTGCAGTTGCATCCCATAACTCTACTGTATACGTTCCAGCAGTTGCTGCAGGAATTGTAAAAGTATAAGTTTTAGCTGAGCTATCTAAAGCTACTGCAGTTGCAGTTACTACAACACCATTCTTTTTGATTCTAAAATTGCTTAAAACTAATCCATCAACAAAGTGTGATTTGTCTTGAAGCAAAGCTTTTACAATTAAAGAAGTTCCTGAAACTGCCAAAGGTGATGGAGTTAAACTAACGTCATTAACACCTTCCAAATCAGATTTAGCGTTAAAATCCATAGTATCTCCGATAATCCATGATTGACGCTCCATTTCTGAAAAGTCAGCCAATTGAATTTGCATTTTCGTTTCTGCAGGATTATTACCCTCTTTACCTTTGTACTGCCCTGTATAGAGCATTTTTACACCAAAACCTTTGATAACACCCGCTTTTGATTGTGTAAAGATTTTGTTACCCTCTACATCATAAAAAGCTACGTTAAAACGGTCTTTTGAGTTTAATCCTCTTAAAGCTTTCCAAAAGTTTACACCATTGTTGTCAAACATTACATCATACTCATAAGGTAATTCTCCTGTTACGGTTTTGTAACCTGAGCCATCAGCTGTATTAATGTTTGGCTCTACTGGTACTAAATTAAATGATTTAATACCTTGTAAGATAATAACATCACCTTTTTGTTGTGCTTTTTTTACATTTGCTAAATTCTGAATATCAGTATAAGCATAACCTCTTGGAGTTAATTCGATTGTTTCAACTCTCTCCCAGTCGAAAGTACAACCCTCCATGCCTGTACCTAGCAAGTCGCCTTGGTTACAGTTTACTACATTAATTTGGTCAATTAAAGCCATATTATTTTATGTATTTTTGAATTAATAAATTATCTATTGTTCGTTGGTTTGAAAGTTCTATTGTATCTCCAATATAATACACTTTATCAAATGTAAATTGTTTCAATACTAAAAAACTTCTAACAACACTTTTCTCTTTTGCCATATCTAATATTTTCGTTTAGGCATTTTTTTCCGTCTATTTCAATTTCTAAATCGATTACTATTGCATTCCATACGTCAATTAGTCCTTTATCATTTTCTTTTACGGAATAGTTTGGTATTAATTGCTTTTCAACTGTATAGCCTACTATTGAACTAATACCACTACGCTCTAAAGTAGTTATAAAGTTTTCGTAAACTGGAATTAAAATATTTGTGTAATCGGTTTTAAACTGAAATTCATTGAATTTATCAACGTTATTTGATCGTGTTGCAATTACAAATCTTGCTTTTCTATTTACTATATTTCTAATATAATCCTCTCTATCTTTTCCAGTAACTAACCATATCAAAGGATATTTAGATACGTTTTCTTTTAGAATTAAGAACTTATTCAATACATCAGTAGTTCCCCAATCATATCGAACCTTAAAGCTACGATTTGATGCGTCTTTTACATCGGGCATTAAATTAATTAACTCTCTTATTTTCTCTTCAAAAACTATCATATTCCGAATGAATTTTGAGTAGTATAAGGCTTAAAATAACTAGGATTCCATGTAGAAAAATCTAATTGTTTATCTAATAAATAGCTATATAATGAACGCTCAGGGCTTAATCTACAACCATACCAATCAATACTTTTGTCAGTTATAATCGGATTAATTAAATAGTCGCCTTGATATTGTTTTATAAAGCTATTATTAGCATTTGCAATTAGATACATAGGTGTAGCATTTGAAGCATTTTCAGGATTTGCAACCTTTCCGCCTGTTGTTGACAAACGTATAGCAGTTTCGGTTGTGAATACTTCAAAAATACGACATGCAATTAATGAATTTTCATTCGCTAATCCATACCATACTTTTTCTTCATATTCTTCTCCGTAAACTAACTTTTTCCATTTTGCATTAGTAGTATTATCAATATCATCTAAAGCAATTTGAAGCTCGTTATAAAGCGTTAAACCCAAAGCATTTAATAAGATTTCTTTTTCTATTTTAGTACATAAAAAATCTAATTCTCCTTGGTTATCATAAGCAGAACCGCTAGGGTCTTGCACAGCCAAAGGAATATGTAAATAGTTTTTATTAGTAAAAAAAGATTGATCTATTATTTGCATTGCTTTTATTTTGTTTGTTTAACTGCTTTCTTTTCCTCGTAGTATTTTGCAACTTTCTCCACGTTTACTAATTGAGAGGCGAGTAGGGAGTCACACTCCCAAACATCGCCTTTCTTTTTAGTTGCAAAGTCCTCTAAAAACTCTACCTTAAGCATTTACTATGTTGCTAAAGTTGTTAAAGCTGCTGAAATTGAAGCTACTTTTGCGAAACCTGTTTGGTCAACTGTTCTAACCAATAAGTTTAAACGTTTTCTAGCTTTCAAAGTCATCATATCATAAGACCAGTCATTTCCATCATATCCAGTTCCTACAACAAATCCTGGCTCTTCGTAAATTTTAGCGTAACGACTATCCCCTAATACCATTTGGTTCGCAGGAACTGAGTTACACTCAATTACTCTAATACCAGCTACTACAAATTCTCCTACTCCGTTTGAGTTTTGAGAGAATGGTGGAGCAACGTATTGTTTGTTTACGTCTTTTTTCAATAACATTTTATTGATGTCAGTAATGTTCATCAAAGCAAAGTCTGGAGCATATTTAGATCCGTATGCAGAAGTGATTGAACGTTTAACGTCAACAATTAAGTCATAGATTGAAGCATCTGAAATACCAGAAGCAACAGCAGTATAAGCAGTAGATTGAGCTAATAACCCTTTAATGTTTGGTGCAGTACCATTTGCAGAAATCAAATCAGTATCGATTTTATAAGCAACGTCATTACGTAAGAAGTTTTCAACCTCAGTAATAAACATTTGGTCATCATAAGTAAACTCTTCAGAAACAGGAATAGTTACACCCACTTTTTGTAAAGCTAAAGTATAAGTAGCCCATTTAGCAGTAGCTTCAGGAATAACTATACCCTCAGCAACTGCAGCTGCAGCTCTTACCATTGTAGCAGTATCCCAGTCAACGTAACGAACAACACCATTACTATTAGGAGCTACAGGAACTTTAGGAAATAAATCATAAACAGTAAGTTTACGTGTTGCATATTGTCCCACATCTGTTAAATCTTGAGCATAACCATTATTTAAAACGTTTGCTCTTAATGTATCAGCTTTTACAACAAATTCAGTCATTTGACCGTCTCCTTTTGAGCGAGTAGACTTGTCGATTTTTTCTCTGTTTGCTTTGATTACATCAATCATAGTTTCTTGTTTTTTAGAAGATCCTTTGCTTTCAAGTTCTGTAACTTTTAAAGCTAATTGCTCTACATTTTCTTTGGCTGCTTTTACTTCAACCTCTAAAGCGTCTTTCGCTTCTTTTACAGCTTGTGCAATTGCCTCTTTTGTAGCATTTGCTTCAAACTCTCTTTTTTCTGTTTGATACGCATCAGCTTCCACTGGTGTCATCGCATCGATAGCCTCTTGGCTTTTGTAAGTGAATTTCATTGTGTTTTGTTTAAATTAAATATTTCTTCTTTTACTCGTTTGAGTGACTACAATTGTCGGCTCTATTATATCTGAAGTGATTGGATCGGCTTCATCTTTTTCAATTTCTATTTCTAAGCTTGGTGTATATTGGTTTGATCCTTTTACTACTGCTGAACCTTCAACTACTTTAGCTTCGGTTACAGCCCAAAAAAACCCTTTTTCGTCTGCTATTTCTTTATTAGCCACTTCTTTATAGTATTTATCCCAATTGGCTTTCTCGCTTGAATACATAGCCTCATTTGAATTAATACAAAGGAATAGTTTAACATATTGCATCCCTACAGAATGATTTATTACACGCCCTTTACGGTACAAATTAAACATAAACTCATTAACGTCTTTTTTAATTTGACATTCAAATACAAGAGCTTCTGTTTTACCATTCCAAGATAAACCTAAATCACGCCATCTTATTTGCTCGGCAGTTGCTTTTAGTCCATCATTTACGCTATCAGCAATTACCTTATCAAATTCCATTTCATGTTCCTGCAATAAATAAAGCATTTTAGTTTCTTGTAATGTTTTATTCCATAGTCCCGGAATATGACAATCCATGTGGCTATCAATAACATTTGTAGTATTAATAACTAAACGAGCTTTCAATACATCCATATTATCAGAAATAGCAACTCCAGCTTTATTAGCTTCGGTTTGTTCATCTTTAATAATATTTAAAGAATTGTCACCACGTTTTAGAGCGCTTTTCTTTTCTGTAATTAATAAGTCTTTGTTTTTAAAGACATATTGGATTTCTTCCTCTTTTGTCATTTCTTAACTACTTCTTTATCGTTAATAGATTTATTTTTTAAGTCTTGAAGCTTTTTAATTTCTTCGTCTGTTAATTTATTTATCATAGCCCAATATTTAGTCTGAAATCATTAGTCATTTGTTGTGCTTCAGGTTGCAATATAGTCCCTGTTTCAATAGATATTTTTAAAGTTTCCTGAAAAGCCTTAAATGTATCTATTTTATCTTTCATAACTTGTGCCATAACTGGTAAATGATTATAAGAAGCCACTAAAGTTTCCCCTATTTCATTTAAACCAAAGCTAGAAGCAATACTATTTAAGAAATTGTTTGCATCAACTTGTATTGAATTTTGAATATAGTCTAATCCTGCAACTGTTTTATTTTCATAAGTTGAAGCACCATTACTAAAATAGTTTAATACATCTTTAGACATTTCAAAAGCTAATAAACATTTCATTGCATCATCAGCAAATTGCTCATCTAAAAATAGCTTTTTCATATCACTAACTAAATGTTTAGCTTCTAAAGCTGCATTAGTTATAATCAATGATTTTTGCCCTAATTTAGATGTTATATCTTTACGATCAGGTTCTTGTATTTGTGCTTCGTTTCCTGTTGATTTGTTAGAAACTAAATACTTTTGCGACATCTTAAGATTAACATTCTTTGCCTTAAGATTTTCATTTATATTTTCAATAACATTTGATAAACCTTTCAAACGACTTGGCGACATCATAAATGAATTACAACTTAAGCCATTTGCTAAGTCATAAAATGGGATTAACTCCGATAGTTTAATATTATAAGTTTTGTCGTCTAAAGTATAAACAATATGCTTTTCTCCGTAAGCCTTAAAGTCATTCTTAGTCGTTATAAACTTATTAATCTTTTCAGTATTGTTATAGTCTATTTCACTTGGAATTAGATTGTATAAAGACTTAACTTCATTAAGTGCCTTAACTTGGTATGTTATATTGTTTCCTGTTGCGCTTAAAAACCACATAGATTGGTATAAAAAGTCCTCTTGTGATTGAAAGTAATTAGGATTTTTTAATAGTTTTAATAAAGGGCTGTTTTCAATTGGATTACCTTGTGCATTTAAGTGGGTAATTTTCATTTGTGAAAATACTTTACAACGCAAGGAAATAATAGTAAGCAATACAGGATTAGTAAGTGAATACTCTAAGTATTTAGTACCATTTTGAAAACCTGAAGTATTGCCAAATTCATAGTAAATGTTTCCAGTTCTATCTCTTTCAACCCTCCAAAACTTATCTAAAAATCCCATATTAACTAAATAATTTGTACAAAGTTATATAAAAAAATAATACAATTACAATTAAATTGATAAACGCCTTGTTTTGACATACCAAACGGTAACGTATTTGATTGCATCTAATATGTGGTCCAGGTTGTTGTCTTCGGGTACATCCATTTGAATACCGTTGTACACTTTCCAAGCATAAGAGCTATATTCGTTTTCAATATTTGTTGAATTTTTAGTGTAAATTATATTTGATTTCTGTAAAGTTTCAATTCCTGCATTGATTGAGCCTTGTCCCTTTTGAGCAAATATAACGTTATAACCAGCGTTTCTTAATTTTATACCTTCTGATTTATTTAATTCGTTACCGCTATCACAAATGATTTCTTTATACTTAGGAATATTAAGTTTTTCAAATTCATTTGATAAAGTTCCACTCATTTCGTTCATTGGTCTATATAAACGCTCTTTAAAAAAGAAAGTTTGATCGCCATCGAATTTCATTTCAACTAAGGCTGTTTTAGCTGAAAGTCCAAAATCTAAACCATAGTAAGATTGATATGGTAAATTATCAAAAGTAAAATCATCGATTGTAGTCCAGTTTTCAAAAATACGATTATCTACAACTCCTGTTTTTCCAAGTCCATAAATTAACCATTTGTTTCGCCAATAGTTTGATTTTGTATTTTCGTTTGTATCGTAATTATCTAAATTAGGATTGATATATGCTTTTACCTTGTAACTTTCTATTTCGTTTTTTTCCTCTTCGCTTAAATATTCATTGTCTATGTAAGTCAAACAAAGATAGTCACAATCTATCTCGGGTATTACTTCTGTATGCGCCCAAAATGATAGGTTAGGATTGTAATCTAAAATTTTACGTTTAGCTCTTGATGTAAGTTCTCTATAAGTTTCAAAGTTTGTTTTATTTGCTTCGTTTAAATAAACCACATCAGAACGCAACCCTTTTCCAATATCTTCTTTATCTAATCCAATAAATCGAATAAATGATTTGTTAGGGAATATACAAAGAGGTTGACCATTTGTAACTCCTGTAAAGTTTACATTATCATATAAATTAAACGAACGCAATATCTTTACAAAGTCTTTTAATACGGTATCACGCATTTTAGAAAGTTCTGCTGATGCAACATAAATTTCTTTATTAGGATTCTTTGAAGCGTAATTTGTTAAAATTATAAGAATTGATATAGTTTTTCCTGCTCCTTGCCCTCCTTGAACGCACCATGTTTTTTTCTTTAATGCTGATATTTTACGAAGCGCTGTCGTTGCTTTCATCGGACAAAGGATCTATATTCAAAATTGAAATGCTTGTAATCTTTTCTCCACCAGAAGTTACGTCTGTTTTATCACCAAACATTTTAGGATAGTATTTAGCCGCTTTCCATTTTAGAGTTTGAATTAAAACATTTGCTTGTGATGGATCGTAAGTACCGTGTTTCAATCCATCCATTATAGCATCTATTTCTTCGTCAACACTTTCTGCCTTATCTTGTATGCTCTTTACATACAGGTTGTGTAATTCTTCGTGTTCTCTACGCCATCTACACCACGTTGAAAAGTCAGGATATTTAGCTTGTGACGATAATACTGTTTTAATATTAAAGCCATTTGCTACTTCCTCACATATTATTCTACAAAGTTCAAAATCATATTCGCTAGGTCTTGCCATAACATTTTAATTTATTACAAATATACAAAAAACCCTATACAAAAGCATAGGGTTTAATTTAGGGAACATTTTTATTATTTTAAAACCGAACGATTACCTTTGTACTTTTGTTTTTTGCCAGATTTCGAGTTACACAAAAGTTCGGTTTATATCGTAACTATCCGCTTACGCATATTCATTAATTCCTAGGTTTTTTAATTGATACGGATAGTTATTTTATTTTCTATTTACAAATGTAAAATGTTCTTTGATTTTCATTGGACTAATACCTTGCCAAAAGAGTAAATATTTAGGCACTTCATAACCTCTTTTGTTTAATATTTTCTTTCCGTGAAAGTGATCCATAAATTCTCTAAATGATAATCCATTAATTCTTCTTGTTCCTTCTTCGTCGATTGATATATTCATAAGTGTTATTATTTAAAAGTTTCTTCCGTAAGCTCCTTTATTAAAAGATATATGAATATCTAAAAAAGGTAATTTTATAATAAGTTGACCATATTCAAATGACATCATTAAACCTATTTGTTTTTTTGTATAAACTGAAAATCTATATTCTCCCATAGTGTTATTCTTTTTTTAATAATTCAATTGCGTGTTTATATCCTTTTTTAAAACCATCATTATAATTTTTATCATTAAATACCGGTAAAGG